TTACCATTTATTAACCTTTTTAACACTAATTCGAGGTCCTCCACCTCGTTTCTTAGTCTTGGAAGGGTCATATTGTTCTTCTTGGTCTTCTTCGGGCATTCCCTTAGACAATTCCCAGAATTCCTTTGAGCCTAATCTGAAGTCATTATGTGCATCAGCTTTATAATAAAATACTTGGTCGTTAAGTTTATTAGATTTAGAGTTGTTGTTAATAACAAGACACTCATAATTTTCAGTGCACTGATCCATCACCTGACAAAATGCTTCAAAAGTAGGAAACATACCAGCATAATTTTCATAAATTCGTTTTCTATTAGCAATGTAATTTTCTCTCAAAATAAATACATAATCTATGTTGGTTCTCAGTGTGGGAGGGATGCCTAATGGATATTGCATCGTGATGACTAACATGACCTTCCAGTGTCTACCATTCATAAAAAGTAAACGCATAAGCTTATCACGAGACCATGTATTATCGTATAAACAATCATCAAGAATTACAAATGCGCGCGGGTCGATTGTTGTGCGTTTATATGTCTCCATTTCCTTCTTGACCTGTTTTAATACGGTGCGTTGGCGTTTCAAAATATTCTCAATAATAGCAGAGTTATATTCATTGTGTATAAATAACCTCGGCACCATTTTTCCATAAAATCCGTTGCCTTCTTCAGTTCCCGATATAACAGTACCAATTGGGATATCTTGTTGGTACCATAATAAATCACGGACTAAAAAACTCTTACCTGTGTCACGCTTACCAATTAAAACAACAACAGGACCTTTATTTTCATTTGGCTTAAACTGAATACTTTTCATGTCGAATTTTTTAAGTTCAAGGGTCATTTTATACTATTTAAAAAAGAAATTTAATTTTATTTAAACGCTAAATAATTTTAATATTAAGAAATCTTTAGAGAGATTAAATCTATTCTCTCAATAATTAGTTAAAAACACATTTAATTTATATCTTAAATAGCTAAAGATGATAAGCATTAATTATCAAAAGAGGAAGAATACCGAATTATTCAAACGTTTTGAAGAGTCTGACTCACTTTTTCTCTCCAAAATTCAAAACTATATACCTATTTACACAAGATTTTTTAATTTGAATGATACGAATTATAATAGCATCAATCTCAATAATAAATGGTATATATCAAATATTGAGCCAAAAGGAGATTCACGTGATAATGAAGAAGAAGTAAATCATAATTTGTTTAATTGTAGAATAAAAAATATCGAAACTAATAAGGTAAAAGATAAAGAAGTGTTTTTTAAATTGGCGCCACTTCTAGACCCATATAAATATATGATTGGTAAATATGACATATCTAATCAAAAACTATTTAATCTTCCAAAAATTAATTCAACTACAGAAGATTGCAATGCTAAATTTATTGATTGTAATAATGCTGGATATGTAGATGGTATGTTTATATTTTTATCAAGTCAGTTACGTCATACTTATAAATTTATTAATGGTATTGATTATTATGGTTCATTTTTGGCAATTAAAAATGATTTTAAATTGAATGTTTTTGATGATATTGATTACTTAAATAACTCAGAATTTTTCAATAAAAATAAAAATCAATTATTTAAAATTGATGACTACGACCATTTATTTCAACAAGATTCTGCAAAATTAAAACCTATAACAATTGGTAATAATGTAAGCTTAAAATCTTTAAATTCTGTAAATAATGAGTTATTTGAAGATATTTTTGATGATAGTTTAAACACAGAAACCTTAGGTTTGAATGATTTGAGAGAAATGTCAATTGATTTGATTGACTTAACAAATACAAATATTTTAACAGACCATCAAGTCACCCTTAAATCGAGTTCGACATGTTCGTCTCGTTCATCTTATACAAATGACGAAGACGCAGAAGAATGCGAAAATTGCGATGGATCAGAAGTTTTTGATTCAGATTCAGAGAAAATAGATGAAAAAAATAGCAATGGTGATAATGATGGTGATTGGACAGATGCAAGTGATGATGATGAAGAGTTTGAGGAGGAGAGAATAGAAGTAACAATTCCGAGATTTCCTGTTCAAGTTATTGCTATGGAGTACTGCGAAAATACGTTTGATGATTTGATATTAACACAGGATTTAACTACAGAAGAATGGTTATCGGCATTCATGCAAATAATAATGATTTTAATTACATATCAAAAGGCTTTCAATTTTACTCATAATGATTTGCATACAAATAATGTAATGTATAATCATACAGATAAGAAATTTTTGTATTATTGCTATAAGAAAAAGTACTACAAAGTGCCAACATTTGGTCGTTTATTTAAAATAATCGATTTTGGTCGAAGCATTTTTAAATTTGATGGTAAATTGTTTTGCAGTGATAGTTTTCAAACTGGGGGAGATGCCGCTACTCAATATAATACTGAACCATACTTTAATGACAAGAAACCGAGATTAGAACCAAATCCAAGTTTTGATTTATGTCGTTTAGCTTGTTCTATTTTTGATTATATTATAGATGATTTTGAAGAAATGAAAGATTTGAGTAAAATAACAGACCCTATTAAACATCTTGTATTTGAATGGTGTCTAGATGATAAAGGTATTAATATGCTTTACAAGAATAATGGTGTAGAGAGATATCCGGAATTTAAGTTGTATAAAATGATAGCTAGATGTGTTCATTATCATACCCCACAAGCACAATTAGAACGACCAGAATTTGATGCATTTTCAAAATTTAATAATGGAGATATTAAGAATATAGATGAAGTAATTGATATTGATAAAATTCCTTCGCATATTTAAAATCAAAAATTTTTTATAGTTAATTCATAATAGATAATATTTATATATATTATGAGTAATTTATATGGATTTATTATAACTAGGCATGTAAACTCTGCAAAAACAAATAATTATTGGAATCACTGTGTAAAACTTTTAAGAACCCTATATCCTTATAGAAAAATTGTAATTATAGATGATAATAGTAATTATGAGTATGTAAAGGCTGAATTTGAATATAAAAATATAGAAATAATTCAATCCGAGTTTAAAGGAAGAGGTGAGTTATTGCCATATTATTATTTCTTAAAACATAAATTTTTCAAAAATGCTGTAATAATTCATGATAGTGTATTTTTTCACAAACGAATAGCATTTGAAAAATTAAATGGTATGAGTGTGTTACCTTTATGGTTCTTTTATCCAGATAAAGAGGATGTCGAAAATAGAAAAAGAATTATGCGATATTTAAAAAACTACCAAACGCTTGATAGCAAACTATCAAATGATACTATTATAGGGTTGCCTCATGACAAATGGTTTGGATGTTTTGGTGTACAGTCTTATATAAGTTTGGGTTTTTTAGAAAGAATAGAACATAAATATGGCATAACACAATTGGTATCAGCAGTTAGTCGCAGAATAGATAGATGTTGTCTAGAGAGAATACTTGGTTGCATATTTTTTACAGAATATCAAAATATAATACGTCAAAAATCCTTATTTGGCGACATTATGAAATATCAAACATGGGGCTATTCGTATGATGAATATATGGTTGACTTAAAAAAAGGCACTATAAAAGCCCCAGTGGTCAAGGTTTGGACCGGGCGTTAATTAGTAAATGTTTTGCTTGACGATGTACATGAACCGCCTGTATATTTGACATCATATTTTATACTGTTTTTGGTTTTGTTTTAGTGGTCGATGAATAATCGAAAGACCATGATAAATCTGCATAATCAACCCCTTTTGAAGTAATACATGTGTAAATACTATCTTCAAAGGTGTAAATTAATAGATATATTTTTATAATTATATAATAATTTAAAACGTAGGATTGTCTGTAAAAACTGGAGTTACTTTTTTACCACCACCGCTACTTTCCATTGCTGTATTCAATTGTTCCATAACAAAATTAGCTACTATTACACTAAAATAAACTATAAGAGCATCTCTAATTAGTAATTTTAATGGCTTACTTTCTTTTTCAATATATCTCATTTCTAAGAATTTTGCCAAGAAAAATGTGACCGCAATCACACCTGCTACTACAAATACACTTGCCATTTATTAAACTACTTAAGAACAATCTTAGAACATATTTTACGCATTTTATTCTAAAACTTCAATTTCATCAATTAATAAATCTGGTAATAAGTCCAACTTTGGCTCCTCAATATTATGAACATCTGAATTATCCAAACTAAAAGGTTGGTCTGAAATATTCAATCTAATATTATCATCGTCATCCTCTTGTTCGCGTTTTCTTTGTTCATATCTTATCGCACTAATCTCTTCTAGACGTTCGATATTTTTTGGAGCAGGTATTTGAGATATTCCATTGTCAGTTTGCACATAATCTATATCATTGAAACTGATACCTTTTTGTACTGGTTGTTCAGGAATACCTTCAGCAACAACTTGAGAATTAGCAGGTGATTTTATTGGCTCATGTGTTACTTCTTCTTTCACTTCTTCAATAACATCTTCTTCAACTGACTCGTCCATGTATGCCTTTAAAATTGCTTCAACCGGAATACTTTCTCTCAACGTATTTAAAATGCATTCTTGTACAATAATTTCCAACTCTCTATAGTTTTTTTGTACTTGTAATGGTTGGATATTTAATTCAAATAGATATACATTTTTATATACTTTTCTAGCTACACTAATATATACTTTATGGATGAAATCATCTAATTTAGGTATATTGATATCAATCTTTTTTTGTTTTTGTCCGACACGCATGGCAGTTAAAATTTTAAGCTGAATGATATGAACACATGTTACTAAATCTTCTAAATAATTACATCCTGATTTTTCGCAAATTCTTTTTTTCTCATTCTCAACAATCTGTTGATTCCATTTTGGAATTCTGGAGATTAAATTTTGAAATGTCATAAGATATTTATCCATTTCATTATTGTCTTTGCAAAGTTTAACCGATTCTTCAAGAATAGATTTATAACCATCAATAACTAAAGGTGTTAATAAGGTAACCAATCTGGATCCCCATTCATTTTTAGACTCATGAAGCGCACTAACATTGAAATCGTCCATTTACATAAAACTTATATTTTCTAAACATAATTCTGAACTAAAAAAAATGAAATTTAAAATAAACAAAAACAATAATTTTTCGTTTCTAAATTCCCTCCTAACACGATTAAAACAAATCAGCAATTCATAACGTTTTTCTTCTGATATATTTGCTTTCAAAAAATTAGGATTTTCTAATAATGTCAATACATCTAAAGCACTATAACCTTTTTCATATAATTTTGTACACAAATTCATTAAATCTTCTAATGTTATATTTTTATTAATTTTTGTCAATTCTTTTGACAATGTTAATTTTTTTTGGATTTTTAAATCTTTCATTTTAAATACTTCATTTAAATTGTATCTGTACAAATTAATTATTTGACCATTAAGAACTGGTTCAGGAACATATATCTCGCAGAATCTTGAGAGAATTGGCTTCATCAAATTGTATTTATCTTCAGCTACAATAAAAAAACGTGTATTATGACTAAATAACTCAATACATCTCCTGAGAGCAGATTGTGCATCCATCGTTAGTTTATCTGCATTTAATAGTATAATACTTTTAAAAGTATTTCCGCCATTTGAGTTAATATGTGTCTTTGCAAAAAATTTTAATTCTTCCCTAATAAATTTGATACCTTTTCCATGTGAACAATTAACATACATAACAAATGATTTTATCTTCTCTCTATCATTGTCATAAATTTTGTTAATAAATTCATTAACGATAGAACGTTTTCCACTCCCTGATGGCCCATGAAATATGATATTGGGAATTTTATGTATTTCATGAAAGTAATTTAATTTTTCTTTTATAGATTGATGTATATTTAATGACATTTAAGTTACTATATTTTGAGTAGTCTTTTTATATTTAAATAGAACGTATTGATTTAAATATAAATTTAACTCATCACTTATTTAATAAGTATGTTTTTTTAAATTTATAATATTGTTCATAACTCATTACTATCAAAATTTTCTTGTTCGACACGAGTCATTACTTGTAAACCATCTCTTAATGTTACATCAAATGGTGTTACTTTATTTAATTTTGCTTACAAATTTATTTAATAGTATCTTGTCGGTTTGAACAAATTCCATAAAAGAAGTGGCGCATTTTGGATAAATACTCATTTTACTAGTTATAAGAATTTGACATTTTACCCCATTTAGCATTTGTGTTTAAACAGAACTAGTCAATGAATGAGTATAAGGATTATTCTTAAAGGCTGTTAATATATCTGGATTTATTCTATCGCAACCAGCACATTCATTATAGTATTGTGGAGCATGAATTGCGCCGTAAGTTTGAGCAGAAGGAGGTAGTCCAGATATTCTTGAAAATGCAGGATTAACTCTTCCTGAAAATCTATCACAATCATCTTTGCAATGTATATTCATTTGCTGGTTAAATATTTGAGTGCCACCTTGATTAGGTCTATTATAAATAGTCTGAGATTTAATATCATTATTATGTTGTCTATAAGCTGCGTCATAATTCATATCTCCATATCCAGTAGCATAACCACCTGCAGCAGTAAAATATTCACTACTAGTAGTATCTCTTTGAGTTAAATCAGGAGTACTATAATTGTTAACATATATGCCTTCTTTTTGATTATTAATATTGAAATCGACTGTATGTAAGTTAGTTTCTTTAATGGTTGTAGGAGTAGTATCTTGAGGATTGTAGACATAACTCTTTGGCACTGATGTACCTACATCGCCATAAACTCTAACACTATTAATGGTCTCGTCTTTTCTAGTTGGCCTTAAAATATCCATCAATGGAGCAATAACAGCACCAATTGCACCACTAAATCCGCTTCGCATTGTGTCGGGTTGTTTAACGGTCGAACGATTGTTCTCATAATTGGTGTGACTTTTTAAGAAAATATCTTTGTCTGTATGGTCTCCTTTACCAATCGCACGAGAATGATTGACCATTCCTTCAAGTACTTCGTGACGTTTTGAAGGTTCATAATTTTGTGGAGCAGTTAAAGCCTTTACATCTATCGCTCCAGCTGGACCCATATATTCGATTGGAATATCATTTCTTCTTACAATACCCATCTCTTGAATTGGTCTCAATGTTTCACCTTTTGAAGAACCCGTAGTTGTTAACCATCTGTCTTGAGTATTAATGAAAAAAGTATCTGGGCGTTGTTTTTCAACACGACCCAACATCTGTGTTGTAGCATCAGTTTTAATAAATGAATCAGCTGGACCTTCATGACCTAATAATTCATATTCCAACTTAGGGTTAGTTTCAACTCTTAATTGGTCTACTGTTTTTGGCAACCATTTATCTCTTGCCTCCATGCCTGAATTATAACCATTTGAACCATTAATACCGTAACCTTGATCTAAACCAGGGCCAACCATGATAGTATCAAATGGTTTAACATTGTTATTTTTCATACCAGGAACAACACGTGATTGATAAAATTCACTTTGATTAGGCATACCATAAGCCCACTGCATATTTTCCTCTGGTTTAAAAAGAGGAGCTTGTTCGATTTTTTTGATAGTCTGAGAACCAGAACCAATCATATTGTCTAAAACGGATTCTGTAATATTCATATCATATGTACGACCCTTTACTTTTCCACCATTAAAAGGAATCATATTGTTATGTTTAAATTGATCTGAACTCAAATAATTGCCTGTTAGAGAGAAAATATCTTGAGGAGTATTACCGACAGCAACACCTTGTCGCTCTTTTTGTTCATATAAATTTTGATTAAAATATTTATCAGTTGCTGAATTTGGATTAGGATATCGTTGAACAGTGTCAACAAGTTGATTTATATTGGAAACAGGAAAATTTTGAGGAGGAGGATTTGTATTTGGTAAATAATTGCCAAATCTCTCGCTTTGTCTTGTAGCTAAATTAGTTCTTGTTCCCATATTTGTAAAATTTTCTTGGGTTAACTTTCTAATTTCTTTTTTAGTGCAATCTTCGTTTTTTTGATTTGATATTACATACATACCACCTAATGCTATTAATGGGACTGCTATTTCCATATTTATATATATAGAGTATTATATTTTAATTCATATATAATAATCT